TCTAAGCTCTGGGTATTCAAACCTACCTCTGACATTTCCCAAGAGAATCAAGTTAGGTGAAAAGTCTTCTATGCCCATTTCATTCTGTTCATACAGAGAAAAGATACCCCATGTCTGGATAACACTAAAGTCAGCAGTAGTTCTGGTAGAGAAGGCTGTATCATAAGTTTGTATTATGAACTCACATGTAGGAGGTTCTTCATATTCCCACTCTTGTATCCATTTCTTTTTTATCAGACCACCTTCTTCTGGTGTGGGGTCTTGCATATACAAAGAGTTCCAGTAACGAGAACCGTTAGATGCTTTGATCTCTGCTTCATCTATCTCTAAGACTTCATCTGGTTTCCATTCTGGGAAATATGAGCCTCCTTCTGGTAAATCAAGAAGTTCTGCTGCTTCCTCGTCTAACCATGCAGGAATACGCACAACATCCCAAGGAAGAGTATTATATTCTGACATTTCTTCTTGTTGTTTTAAGAGCCATCCACAAAGATCATCAAAATGATACCTTGTATTAATAATTAGAATAGCACCATTAGGCATGATACGAGTTCTAAGACCAGCAGGATACCATTCTTTAACATATCTCCTTCCTGCTTCTGAATATGAATCCTCTTCAGACATAACATCATCTAGAATTGCTATGTGAGCGCCACGACCTGCAATCTGTGACCTAACACCAGCAGCATAATAGGTTCCATTCTGATTTGTTTTCCATTTACCTGCTGCCCTGACATCACTTCTTAGTGTAACACCCCTGAATATGTCCTGAAATTGCTCTGTGGTGACAATATCCCTGACTGATCTACCAAAATCACTGGCTAACTGATCAGAGTGAGAGACAGTCATGATCTCATGTTCAGGATTCCTACCAATATACCATGCAGGAAACAACTTTGAACATAAAACAGACTTGGAAGAACGAGGAGGTAGAAAAACCATTAGTCTTTTTATATGACCATTCTCAAGATCATCTAATTTATTTGATATTACTTCTATATGTTTACCCATTTTCCAATCAGAAACAAGTGAAGGAGCAACAAGTCTAACAAAAGTAAGAAAATCATCTTGTGCTTCTGTGTATGTTCTTGCTTTTAATAAGTTTGATAGGTTAATATAGTTATCTATAGTATTATCAGTATTTGATTCTAGTTCCATTAGTACCCTATGAGATAAAAAGAAAAAAATAAAAAGTATTATTAGTATTAAGGAGGAACATTTTAGTTAATGTCTTTCTCTATAGACTATTATACAGGGATTGAGTGTCCATGTCAACCCCTGTTTTTTAAATAATTTTATTCTAGTGCCTTTCATATATATATGCGAGGGCGAGTGCGAATTTTTGGGCGCACTATCAATTAATAACGATTACTAGAATCATTCCAGATTAACAGATACCTTATCGAATACTATCGATTTACTTGTCCAGCCCTAATTTTCCAAGTATTTAATAGGCTTGTGGAAGTATTCGCCAAGTAAATCATCCCCTTTGTCTACTTAGCATTACTTTACCCTTGTTTTCTGCCATTCTTCCCATTACTTCCAGGCGCTAATGATGATTATTTCTCACAATAAAATCAATATGTTACAGCTTAATCATCAATAGTTCTAATCTATCTCATAAGTTATTGATATCATTATACTTTAATTATCCTGCATGAGCTGAGAGTATCGCCAAAAGTGTTAAAATATCCCATTTTAGCTCTTTTTTGAATTTAGAATGATTCCAATGTGCAGGACATTATCCAATGATATCAATAACTTAGACCTGCGTCATTATGTCGCAGTGACGTGCCTCTTCTTTATAGTCTATAAGCCGCCCTAAGTACTACGTTTTTTGACATTGTGAATTTGTGATTACCGCGAAGCCTTGGGGCTTACGTGCCACGCCCCATGCGCTTTTTCTGCGAGATACTTTTTCGCAGTGAGAAAAACTTTGGCACATTTCAAAATCAGGAAATTAAGACAATGACCATTGAAAATAAGATCTACACCTTGAACGCTTCATGTGAGGTTATTAGTGGGATGGAATCGAAAGCAGCTAGTGCAAAAGAGCAGCTTGCACTACACGCAATCGCCCTCATTGCCAGCAACACGCTTTGCGAGCTAGCAGCCGCTAATACTCCAAAGATTGCGAACGCAATTGGAGCTAAGGATGACAAGGTGTCACAAGCTGATTTCTTTCGTGCCTTCTATAAAAACAATTCGAAGGTGGCGAAGGCTCAGGCTCAGGCAATGGAAACCGCTAAGGTTTCTACCTCCACTATGAAGCGTGTACGAACAGTCATGAAGGCTAAAAAGTTTTGGGCATTCATGAATGGACATTTCGACGATAACTCTAAACAAGAGCGTACAGCGTCGAACATCTTGGAAGCCTTCGCCGCCCATGAATTGACCAGTACGAAACTATTGGCGCTCGCTCCAAAACCGAAAGGTGACGCCTTGAACGTCAAAATCGACAAAACGAGCGAGTCGATTACCAAAACCGAGAGCGCAAGCGACAAGCTCTTAGAAGCCTTGTTGAAGTCGCATGAAGCGCAAGGCCTTGCCATTGCTGCATTGGCCAAGCGCTCAATAAAAGAGGACATTAAAATAGCGGCATAGATCAAAGCCCTAGCATGTGAAAGCGTGCTAGGGCTTTTGCTATTGCGATAATCACATATTCACAATGTCACGATAGTTTTACGCAATGAGGAAAAGTGAGACAATATGAAATATGATTATGTGAAGGTATCAATTGATCTAAGCCGCAAGGCTAGGTCACTTGTGAAAGACAAGGGATGGCGTGAGCCTATCAAGGTGAAGGCTTGCGGCGACCTTGCACATGAGAAGAGGCAAGCAATTGCTATTCTATCAGGCAATCCAGTCATGGAAAGCAAGTGCCTGAAATTGAGCAATGGCGCATCTGATGTGGATGATATAGGCGAGCTATATGCAGGGACTGCTAACACGCAGAACCCTCGCCCTAATACAGGCAAATCGAGAGGCATTGCCAACAATAGGAAGGTGGCAAGCAGCGCCAGACGAGTAGTCATGAATAAAGAAATGACCGCTGAGAAGTGGGATAAGATGACAGACAAGCAGAAGGCTAGGTTCTGTCGCAAGCAAGTAAGCAACATCAAAAGGAAAAAATAAATGAGAGCTATTGCACTATTTGGATTCATTATAGCAACGCTATTGTTTTTATTGTGCATGTTAAAGGTAGCAACTGAAGGTGTATTGTTTGGTTGGATTGCGATGGATATCACGTTCTTAACCACAATCCCAATGGCCGCTATATTCTTCTTAGTTCATGCATGTGAGGCACGATAATTGGTTTAAGATAAAAGGAGAGGATGAGTTTTTCTCATTGCGAAAAACTTGTTCTCTCTTTTCATGTGAAACCAGAGAGAGAGAACCAATGAAAACAGATAACGTCGATCTGTGTTATAACAACTTCACAATAAGAATAACACAACGAACAGTAACAGAACAAGGAGAGGCTAAAGTAGCGAAAGTTGTGTGGTTTGGTCAAACTAGCGCGCAGGAGATATCAATCTTAAAAGAAGGAAATCTTATTGAATTTTGGAGCGTTCGCAACACTGATTCTCTAATTGAAGTTATCAAAAAAGCAAAACAATATATAGATGGCTTTCATGCCTGGAAACGACACTCTCAGCGAAAGGTTTAACATAAAAGGAGAGGATGAGTTTTTCGCACTGAGAAAAACTTGTTCTCTCTTTTCATGTGAAACCAGAGAGAGAACTACTATGATTAGCAAGATTGATTACGTTAAGAAGCTCGCAGCGGTTTATTATGCTGCAAATCTTTCAGATTCAGATAGTGAAGATCGTCCTGATTGGATGCATGGAGATGAATGTACCGTTCATTGTCGAGCAATAGATCGTATTGTTGAGGACATGGGATTGTCTGAGATATGGTGTAACATTATAGAAGGAGATTGTCTGGATCAGATAAGTTTTTCGCAATGAGAAAATCACTGTATAAGTGTGATGAATGCCTAAAAGAAGATGCTGTTGTTAAAGACAAGGGCATGTTCTGGTGCGCAGCATGTTGGATAAAAGAGGAAAAGGAAAAGAAGAATGACCGATCAGGAAGCTAAAGAACGTAAACGCTTACATGATAAGCACGAGGAACATGCCAGAATATGGAAGTATCGCCCCATGGACTGGCATACATGGAAGTTTAAATTCTGGCACAAAGTGTTAGAATGGGAAGATAGTGATATCATTATTGAGGCAGCACACTTTGCTAGTTTTCAATTGGCGAGGAGGAAATATAGATGACTGACTTTGAACTTGATGTAGATGATGCCATATCTAAAAGATTTGCAGCTGTGAAGTGGTATCAAACATCCTCTACAGGAGATTACTTTGACCATCGCCCATGGACTCAACTATATGAGGAGCAAAAACAAATAGCGGCACAGTTATATTGGCAGGAGATGCTATCATGACTCTGAGTCTCTTCGCCATACTCTTGTACATCATTATAGTTACTGTTATAATGTTAACGATAGATCACATAGAAAGGAATAAGTGATGACTTACTTTGCAAAAACTGAGAAGACCATTCGCCCAGTAGATGGGGCGCTCGTAACATGGCAGCTTGTGAATGATGGGGAACCTCACACAAGTGAGAAGAAAGTCAACGGTAAACTAGTAAAAACAATTCATTGGCAACCCAAGCGATGGGTGCCTATCAAGGTGGAGGATAAAAAAGATGGCTAAAATAGAACGCTCTCCCAGTAACAATCACTTTATATATGTCAGTGATGTACATACTAATAAAGTACATATACCAATCTATTCTAAAGAAGACTTGCTTACACTTATCAAGCTTGCAAGCGAGTCCCTCTTAATGTTAGAGAAAGATAGAAAAGGAAAAAGAATGTGGACTGAGGTCGATGGATAAACTCTCCTTCCATGAATGGAGAGACATGATGGAGAGGCGTAACGATGTGATGCCTCTTCGTTACTGGCGTGAACCTGAAAAAATGTATGAGGAGTATTTAAATGTTTAATCATGAAGCTATTGACTTTAGTGTAAGGAAAGTTCCTTTAAATACAGAAAGTGTTAGAGTTCCTGCTCATATTGGAGTAGGACTAGAGCGTGAAGACACAGGAGAGATGATTGCTATCGTAAGCGAACACTATCATCCCACACAGTACCTGGAAATTACAGATGCAGTGGAAGAAGTTCTGTCACAGTCAGGCTTAGATTTAACCAATGCAGAATTTCAAACAAATGTATATGATGGTGGAGCCAAGCTAGAACTTGTTGCTAAGTTTCATGATCATCCTATGAATATAAATACAACCAGTAACGTAATGTTGCCAGGAGATATTATCTGTCCTGAACTTAGATTTAGAACAGGTCACGATGGTTCGTCAGCTAATGTAGGTTATCTAGGGTACTTTCGTACTATTTGTTTAAATACTTTAATATCAGGAAATGCTTTATCATATATTTATGGAAAGCATACTAAGAATTTCTCTGTTCCTAAGTTTGCTGCTAAAGCAAGGACTGCTGTAGAATATATAGCAGGAGATGGCATGGAGCAGATGCAGAGGTGGTACAATACACCTATCAAACGTGATACTGCTATTGACCTGTTCACAGAGACGCTTGCCCATCGTCAGGATAATGTTAAGCGTGAGCAGGTAGCCAATAAAAAGAAACTATCTAATCTCATGAAGATATTTGATGAAGAGAATAGATATCTCTTGGGACAAGGTAGGTATGAGAAGTATGCTCAACGTAATGAAGGAACCTTATGGACTGCGTACCAAGCAGCAACCTATTGGTCTAGTCATCCAGAATATGGTGGAAAGGAAGGATCAAAAGCTCACACCACCAAGGTAACGCGAGAAGATCAAGTCAAGAAGATGTTGAACCACAAGATGTGGAAGGAACTTGAAGTATGTTAATTACAAAGAAGTCTATGGTGACAGGTAACACCACCACTAAAGACATAAAGATATCTATTCATCAACTAAATGCATGGAAGAATGGAATGCTTATCCAAGATGCCATGCCTCAAGTCTCGGCACCTGATCGAGAGTTTATTAAATCAGGTATTACAAATGAAGAATGGAACAACTTATTTAAGGAGATTAAATAATGTCAGCAGAAAGTAAAGTACTACGAGCCTTGCGTAAACGAAATCGTGTGACGCGTAAAACTGCTATCGAACGTGGATGGGCAGAGAATCTCACTGCCACCATCTCTCGACTGCGTAAGATGGGACACATCATTGCCGCTATCAAAGCACGTACACCAGAGGGTGAGACGTACACACGCTATCGTTTGATGGCTTAACCTACAGACCTGGGCATGTCTTTAAACTGTCCATTTGTCACGGTTTCAGATACGAAACCTACCCATTTATCGTATCTGTAAGAGTGTCAAAATGCTCGTAAGTAATTGAAATAATTAGACGAATAAAACCGTGACATTTCTTTGCACTATATAGAGAATAGTGTGCAATTTGTCACGGTTTT